AGAATTTCCAGAGCCTTTCTCGTAATCATATCAATTGTTAAAAGTGAATTGCTCATTTTATGTCACCTATCTGCGACGTTGAGCCTCCAGCTTCCTAAGTTGCCTCTGTCTATCCGCTTCAATCCACTCAGATGTAGACATTGATTTCATCGACCGAGGGTCAGTTGTATCATATGTCGGGCCACCAGACGAACGCGGAGCAACAGGAGCAATAGGGGCCGGGGCAGATGAAGTTCTCTTGACCGGCGGATCTGAAGCTAACTTAGCCTCAAGTTTACCGATCTCCCGTGCCTGCAAGACAGGCGGCAATCTGGAAATCCGATGGGCTTCTTTTGGGTTAGACCCAAGGTGATAAATCACATCGGGGCCAATATCAGAAGCCTGTATGGCTTGAGCCATCACATCCGTCACAGGAAGATTCGGGTTATACGCGACTTGTTCAAAGTCGTCATACTTAGACCGAGCGTCTTCCTCACGGTCGTGATAAGCGTCAAGTAGAGCTGCCTGCTGCTTTGCGGCCTCTCGTTGTGCCAGCATCTCTTGAGCCTTACGCTCGGCTAATGCTTCTGCATAAACCTGTGCGTTCTCAAAATCATCTGGCGCAGGTGGAGGTGCGACGGGCTGTCTAGCCTGTTGCTCCGCAAGCCGTTGAGCCTGCTCTCTTTCCCATTTGCGCTGTTCTCTTGCAAGGCGTTTTCCAACGATAGCGTCCAACTCTTCTTGAGTGAACGATTTCGTCGATTGTTCCTCCGGCGTCGTCTCAACAGATTCAGGTGCCGCCGTGGCTTCCTGTTCCGGCGCGGGGCTGATCTCCGCTACAGCCTGTTCTTCGTCGCTCACGCGATCTCCTATCACCTAGCTATCCGGCTAGTCGGTTAATTGGCATTATTACTCTTTAGGCGTCTGATCGTCAACGGCCTGTTTTTGAATCGCCGCGATGAGTTCAACGACTTCAATATACGGACGTTGGCCCAAGACGGTCAGAATATGATTCCATTGTTGTGTCGTCAGATCAATTTTCATTTACCACCCAAGTTTGCGTTGATTCATCCCAGATATACGATTTTCCATCTGTAGGATACGAGATAGGTGCTTCCCATAGACAGGTAGTCGTATTTAACGACCACGATGGATATGGTTGCGGAGGGATAAAAGCGTCAAGCGCCGCGTCATAAGAATACCCAACTCCAGCATAATTTTTTCTATACGCTGGTTTTCCATCCGGTAAACCATTCAAATCATAATGCACATTACCTTTGCAATTATAAGATGTGCGTTTACAGATTTGACCGCGATAGTTGCCATACCACTCTTCCCAGTTCTGGGATGTGTCGGACTCATCAATACCAACAATAACCTCAGTAACAATGTTATTTTGATCTAAGAAAGCATAATGCGCCATTACCAAGCCACCGTTCCTGTTCCGGCAGTAAATGTCCAAATAACATTACTGCCAGACGTTGATCTTGTGGCTGTCAAGCCAGTGTAGCTGACAGGATCTGAGTATGTGTTTGGATAGGAGATAATAACCACCCCAGACCCACCATTGCCGCCAGCATAAGATCCAGTAGATCCAGAACCACGGTTGCCGCCAGCGCCACCACCGCCTAGATTAGCCGTTCCTGCACCACCATTACCCGCTGTTCCACCACCAGTTGAACCACCGCCGCCAGTTCCACCTGATCCACCCGTTGAAGATTCAGCGCCTGCACCGCCTCCACCAGCGTATGTTACAGAAACGCCAGTAATAGAGCTTGCTGTTCCGTTACCACCATTACCACTTGCTGAGCCTGCTGCGCCTACTGCACCCGCACCGCCACCACCGCCACCTCTACGGGGCGACACTGATCCTGCGCCGCCGTTATTGCCTTGGCTACCTGTGCCGCCAGCTGTTCCTTGTTCACCTGCGCCGCCACCACCAGAACCACCATTGCCACCAGCCGATGCGCCACCACCATTACCAGCACCAAAGCCGCCACCATTTCCTGTGACAGAGCTAAAGACGGAATTGCTACCTACAGTTCCGTTAGTCCCCGAGGATAACGCACCTGCGCCGCCGCCGCCAACAGTAACAGTTATAGAGCCGCTAAGAGATAATGTGCTAGTTGTATATCCACCACCACCACCACCTCCCGCTGATGAAGGAGCGCCACCACCTCCACCTCCCCCAACAACAAGATATGTAACTGTTGCGGGGCCGCGAAATTGTGTTGATGGAATAAGATTTAGAATACCTGACATTAGGTCAGACCTGTTCCACTAATAATCCAACTTGTCGTTCCGACTTTAATAGCGGTTGCAATACCATTTGCAGCTAATGTTCTAGAACCTGTTGTAGCCGTCCCAGCCAAAGTCATTGTATCTGATGTAATTGCTATGGTAACAGTATTGATTTGATTGATAAAAGTTAACACGGTGCCAATTGCATATGGGACATTTGTGTTGCTATCAATCGTAAATGTTCTGGCGTTATTATCTGTAGATGGATGTAAAATGTGTTTTCCACTATCTGCAAGAACTGTCGTATATGCCGCGCTTTGAGAGTTTTGTGGAATATTTAAATAGCCAATATTACAAGTCGCCGCAGGAAACGTATAGGTCTGACTATCGTTTGTTGCAGCGAGTGTAATCGTATTGCTTGCGGTTAATGTTTTACCATCAGCTATCGTCAATGTGGCGCTTGTGGCGGGCGCAGTGATTGCTACTTTATTAATGCTGGTTGCAGACGCAACGCCAAGAACAGGCGTAACAAGCGTTGGGCTTGTTGAAAATACAAGATTAGTGCTGGTTGTGCCAGTCGCACCAGACGCTGTATAACCTGTAATATTATTGAAAGCTGTAATACCAGCGGTGCCTGTGCCCGTGCCACCGTTAGCAACAGGTAAAGTAGCCGTCCAAGATGTTACACCGCCTGTTGTTGATGTAAGAACTGAACCGGCTGTGCCTGGAACAGCGGTTGGAAGCGTCATTGTCCAAGTGCCAGCCGCTGCCGCGCCCTGAACTGATACCGTGCCACTTGTTGCGCCGGTAAGATTCAAAATACCTTGCGCTGTGCCAGCTACGCCAAGCGTAAATGTTCCTTTAGTCGCGCTAAATTGAGCCGACTGACCGCCGTTCGTGTAAATTGATAGCGGTAAATAAGTGCCCGTGCCATTAATACCAGACACTAATTGAACGTCGGTCGAACCATTCGTAGCAATTAAAATCTTACTGGCATTTGTTGGATCGGCAGCATTTGTAGCCTGCCAACTAGCAGCCGTGCCGGTGCCGTTAGGCAGAGCATATATGCCTGTAGCAGCATTAGTCGTTGTCGTTTGGAAAGCAAAACGACTATTGACGGTTGCGTTATCAAAGTCAGCAATAAAACGTGCAGCCGTGCCAGTATGTGTCTCATTGCCGCTGATTGTTGGCGTCGTAATGGTAGGCGACGTTGAGAAAACAAGATTCGTGCTTGTCGTGCCTGTAGCGCCAGTGGCTGAGTAACCCGTAATATTATTAAAGGCTGTAATTCCAGCGGTGCCAGTAGCTGTGCCGCCCTGAGCTACAGCTAAATAGCCGCTAGCGTTAAGAACAGCTAACCCACTAGCGCCATTTGTGGCATTTCCAAGAGCTGTAGCTACGCCTGTCCCAAGGCTGGCTATTCCAGAAATAGGAAGACCTGAACAGCTAGAAAGTGTTCCTGAAGAAGGCGTGCCCAGCGCTCCACCGTTAACAACAAAGGCACCGGCAGAGCCAACATTAACACCTAACGCAGTAAGAACGCCTGTGCCGGTGGTCGTGCCAGAAAGCGTATTTGTGCCGCTATAATAGGTGATTTGACCTATTGTGCCGGTATTGATCGTGCCGGCCGCAGCCGCAGCCCAAGTTGTATTTCCCGAACCATCGGTCTGAAGAAAATAGCCGTTCGTGCCGCCCGATGTCGGCAGCGTCAGTGACCAAGCGGCAGAATTGTTGCCGGACTTTAGACTAACTGCAAAAGCACTAGAGGCATTATAAAGATTAAAAATACCGCCTGTCGTAGAAGCTACGCCAAGGCCGACAGTTGTTGTGCCGTTAAATGTAAAAGCTGCCGAACCACCAAAAGTGCCAGAGCTATTATACTGAATTTGCGTGTTTGATCCGCCAGGCGAACCGCCACCGCCGCCACCGCCAGCGGCCCACGTTGTATTACCAAGACCGTCAGTCTGAAGATAATAACCGTTTGTGCCTGCGGTTGTTGGCAGTTTCATCGTCCATGAACCAGCCGCGTCAGCAACAGACAACGCCACAGTGCCGGATGTGGTGCCTTTAATATTGACGATGCCTGTCGAAGAAGACGCAGTGCCAACTGTAATGTTGGTGCCAAAAGTAGGTGCGGTTGAAAATACTAACGATCCCGACCCCGTTTTATCCGTGACAGCCGATGCAAGATTCGCTGATGATGGCGTCGCCAAAAACGTCGCAATACCTGTCCCAAGGCCGCTAACGCCTGTGCTAATAGGTAATCCCGTCGCATTTGTCAGAGTTCCTGACGATGGCGTTCCAAGCGCTCCACCGTTAATAACAAAAGCCCCCGCCGAACCGACGTTAACGCCGAGAGCCGTAGCTACGCCTGTGCCAAAAGATGTAATACCTGTGCCACCGTTAGCCACAGGAAGAGTGCCAGTAACGCCAGTTGATAAAGGCAGACCTGTTGCGTTGGTCAGTGTGCCACTTGATGGCGTTCCAAGCGCTCCACCGTTAATAACAAAAGCCCCCGCCGATCCGACGTTAACGCCAAGAGCGGTGGCTACACCTGTGCCAAAAGACGTGATGCCCGTGCCGCCATTAGCAACTGGAAGCGTGCCTGTCACGCCTGTAGTAAGAGGCAGACCTGTTGCGTTGGTCAGTGTGCCGCTTGATGGCGTGCCTAACGCGCCGCCGTTAACGACGAAAGCACCGGCAGAGCCAACATTAACTGCTAAAGCTGTAGCGACGCCTGTTCCAAGACCTGTCAAACCGCCAGATGGATAACCTGAACAGTTACCTAAATTGCCGCTGCTAGGCGTTCCAAGCGCGCCGTTAAACGTAACAAATGCGCCCGCAGAACCAACATTAACAGCCAAAGCCGTCAATACGCCTGTTCCTGTGCCCGTTAGACCTGTCGAGATCGGCAGACCTGTCGCATTTGTCAGCGTTAATGACGATGGCGTACCAAGATTAGGCGTAACAAGCGTTGGCGATGTCGCCAATACGATGTTGCCAGAACCAGTTGTTGAGTTACCAAGCGCTGTGACTGTGCCGCTGGTTGGCAGCGTTAGCGCCGTGGTACCGGTCGTCGTAAATGTTGTCGAATATGCGCCTGACGTTATCAGACTCGATCCGTCAGCCAGCGTCAGTGTCGCGCCAGTGGCCGGAGCCGTTAAAGTCAGTTTATTGACGCTACCGTTAAGGACTAAATTACCATTTTTATCGACTACAAAAGACGCTGTTGACGCGCCCGTAACTGTCAAATTTAACAGGTCAGACCCAGCAGCAGATGCCGTATTAGTAACAGCGAGTTTGATGCCGTTCCAAGTTACGGTGTTATCTGTCCAATTATCTGTAAGATTATAAATAAAAGCCATTTAGGTCACTCATAGACAATAGTAGCCACTGGATTTGTGCCGCCAAGAACCACATAACAGCCTTTACTTAAAAACAAACCATTTGCATCGCCCGTCAGATTATAATGCACTGGCGCAGTAGCTGTCAGCGTCGCAAGCACAGTCGGGTCGCTGTTCGACGCCGTAGCCGAATCATACACCGCGACGGTCGGACTAGTGCCTGACGTTATGAAAATACCAAGCAATTTAGTCGCGCCGACCTTAATCTGAGTAGTTGCACTAATTGATTTATAGAGCGCCATTTTAGCCTCACGCCAAGAATTTGAGTTTGTATAGGGTGCTTAAATACAGCCCAACAATCTCGTCTATGATGTTCTGAAGGGCTGTATCCGACTCGTCACAGACCTTAAAACGGTTATCTTCGATGTCTTTTAATGAATCTTCCAAAAATTCTACCACATTTGTGGTTTTTTTGGCAGACATTAGCGAAATAGGACCAATCAGACCATGCCGACCTTGATACATTTCAGAAAAATCATCCGCTAGGTCAATAATCTTATCATAAAACTTGTTCAAAGCCTTATGTTTAGCATAAGACCGCGTGTTCAGATGGACACTATGCGTCACATCACGCGCTAAGAACAAATGCCCTACAAAATCCGCCGCTTTCATATGCCTAATTCACCTTGTTCGGGGTTTCTAGCCTGTGTCCCTCGCACAATATCGCCTGTATCCATAGCGGCGGCGACAGTTCCAAGCACTATATCCTGAATTTGTTCTGGTGTCATGTTAGCAGCAGTAGCCTGAATACGCTTAGTTTCAGCGTCAAAAGCCTTAATCTGCGTGTTCTGCTCGTCAATTTTCAGCTTCTGCATATCATAGCTGTTCTGAAGTTGCTGAATCATGGCGGTCGTCTGTTCCATCTGATCCGCCATCTGATTCATCTGCTGACGCATAACTTGCGCTTCTGGCGACTCATCTGTGTTTTGAAGAACCTTCGGATCAAGCATCTTCTGGAAGCGTTTAGCCATTTCAGCCGAACCAGGCCAATCCATATTCTCGACAAACAAATCGCCAGCTACCGACCAAAGTGCAGGGTTGGTCTGAAGGATCTGGCCCATCATGTCCATAGCCTCTTGCTTGCGGGTCATATAGCTAGGTCCGCTAGAGACTTGCACATCATACGTGCCGACATTTGGATTGTAGATCTTTTCAATCTCAATACCGTTAACGTCTCTGATTGACCGAATCGCTTCTGGCTGTTGTGGGTTGATCTTAGCCATCCCAACTTCGCCGTCTGGCTTAATGATTCGAGCCACGCGCTGCGTATCATAGATCTTAGGAATCAGATCTACGAGTTGTCTTGTGACATATTTGACAGCGCGGCAAAGATTATCGACGTAGTGGTAAGTAGACGTGTCGCCTTGCCGCTCCCGCGCAAGAATAGCACGACCCGTTCGTTCGTTGCTTGTCGCGCCAATTGAACTATCATACTGACCCGTGGTCGCTTTGATGTCCTCGCCCGCACCGCTCTTAGCCTGTATAAGCCCGATCTGAGCTTCTGGTGGAGAAGAGCGAGTCGGTAAGGGGAGAGGATTTCCTGCTCCGTCCGTGACATCTGGATTGACCTCCAGATACGGCCAATTGTTCGTATTGGCCGTCTTCCAGTTCATCTCATAGCCCTCAAATTGACCGCCATAGCCAATAAAAGGAGCTTTCGGAGCCAGCGCCAGCATTTCTGCTTCTTGGCTGACCCAGTAGTTATACATGCGTTGTGCGTCTTTAGCATTACGCACTAGACCGCTTATAAAAATAGATCCTTCGACCTCAAACTCGTTACCGATCACGCGAATGACAGGGATATATTTACCCGCCCAGTCGCGCTCTTCTAACACCTCAAAGCCGTTTGTCTTGAGCCATTTTACACGCGTTCTATCGACTTCGCGTGAGCGCAGCGGTTTGCCAAACTGCATCTTCAGCATTTTGTCTTCAGGCGAATTATTAAACGCCGTGACATTGCCGGGGTATAGATTCAACTTCTCTTTTTTATGTTCTTTATAGAAATATTCAGCGATGCGGATCGTGTCCTGCTTGATCCACATACCCTTGGCTTCGTTACCCACGCCTTGCGTCATCATCGTCGAGATGGGCGTTGCGTCAGGGAACAGTCGTTCGTATTCTTTTTTCTCTATATCCTCAACAATAAAGCACCATTCGGCGTCTTGGCCGCATGGATCTTGAATTGTTGGGTCCATATAGACGCTAAAGCTGTTGCGGATGCGTCCGATCTTAATGTCTTGATCGAATGAGTTCTCGCCCACATACTCCGTATAGAGCCGTATATAACCCTCACCATAAATGACCTGGTTGTCACAGGCGGTGTCATATGCCACATCAGCGTCTGACATATACTCAATATGCCGCACAATGCCGTCGAAGATCTCAGCGACCAGTGGATCAGCGTTCTCATCCGCCGGTATGACACGCCCCGTTGGGCGGTTCTGCCGTTGCTCGTTTGTCACCAGACGGACGTGCTGCGGCAGCTTGTTAACCGTTAGACACGGTCTAGCGTTGATCGTCTGTCCTTGCACCGACCCACGGGTCGCCAGCACGTCAGCAGGCCATTGCCACTGATTGTCTGGCGAGCCAGCCATAAAGCGTAGGTCATCGACCTCGTCGTCACGCGACTCAGAGTAAGCCGACAGCGCCATCTCAAACCGATGGAGCATCTGCGAGATGCGTTCTTTATCGTCCGCTTCGGCTACTTTACCCGCGCCTACAACGTCGTCGTGTGCAAATGACGGCATTAGCAGCCCTTGAGATTACGAAGGACGTGTGGCTTGTCGTGCTTTGGGTTAATCTCACCCGTCAGATGTGGGTGGTGCGTTGGGCTATTACGTTCAGCAAGAAGCGTTTTAGGCACTGGTTTACCTTTCATGCCCGCGCCAGCGTGTGGCTCGCGAGGCTCACGCTTTTCGATTTTCATCGCTGCTTTCTTAGCGTAGCTCATTTCATTTTTCCTTTTTTGGAAGCGGCTTTGCGCTTAACTGAATACGCGATTGCAACACTCTGTTTTACAGGTTTCCCTGCTTTCACTTCTGCGGCTACGTTTTTTCTAAAACTCGTCTTGCTGGTCGATTTCTTGAGCGGCACTGACGCCTCCATCTATTGGTAATGCAGCACCCTTAAGGTGCGATCCTTTACGGCCATGATGTGAGCCATAATTGTGACTTGTCGCGCATACAAAGCCGCCCATGTTGTTATGGACAGCCTTTGCACTACGCGCATGTTTAGGTGGTTTAGCGCCTTTACCTTTACCGCCGTGAATACGTTCGGCCTCTGCGCCCATCGTCGCGTTAGGCATACCGCCTTTAGTCGCATTGACTTTTTTGCCATTGCCGATCATTACGTCACCGTATGTAAGAGCGCAAAGTTAAGCACTAATGCCTCACTATATGCGTTATTGGTGATGTTTTTAATGACGATAGTAAATGACCCATCCGTTATCGCAGCTACAAACACGTCATAAGCGCCGACTGTGCCTCCTGACGATACGCTGCATGTTACCACATCTTTAGATGACACTTGGCTATTAGTTACCACAAATACAGCATTAGCGCTTGGTGCAAGCTGCGAGTTAGCCGTTGTGATTTGTCCTGACGAGGAATTGACTGTCACGCCGGTCGTTTTATTGTTTTGTTGTGTTACAGTGCCATAGGCTCCTGCTGCGTAGCCGATCTGACCAGTCGTCAAGATATTAGCGGCCTGCACGGTCGTCGCGCCGATAATGTTTTGGTCTTCGTAGGCGACGCCAATAGGCTTAGTGTTTGCCACAGTTCCACCTTTTCATACTAGCTTTAGCGCGGTCAGCGTTCTTCGATTTAGCGACGACGCCGCCCATACGCGCACAAAAACTAGCCTTACGACCTTTATCAGCCTCAGTCTTAGGATTAGGTGCCGGAGCCTTTAACTTGCTGCCCGTAGCAGCATTATACTTAGCACGACCTTTAGCAGTCAGACCAGCGCCCGATTTTGTCGATAGCTTCTCGCCACGACCTACAGCTAAAGATACAGATTTCTTAGCCATCAAGAGGCCATCCATCCAGATGATGCGGAGCCTTGACCATAGCTGACGCGCCGCGTTTGGTCAACGCGCGCCTCGCGGTGTGCGACGGGGAAAGCGAAAGTAACGGCTATCGCGTCCGCAGCGTCTGGGGAGGCTAGCCCCCTCGACTTCATGTCCTTCTTCGACTCCAAGAAGATCGTCCCTTTCGAGTCCGGCTTCATCATCGGTCCAGTCAGGTCCGACTTCAAATATCTGTCCTTTTGTATGCTCGCGCTCTTCAGCCATTCCTTCATCGTCCCCCACATCTCTGCACGCTTATTACCATACATGATGGGCTTGTTGCTTTTATTGCCGAAGTTCACTCCCCGCACCTTGTAGCGTTGCTCCTTTAGCCGGTCCACGATCCCCGCGCCGAGTCCGCCCTCGTCTATGACGACCAGCGCGGGCTTATACTCCTCGATCACGTCGATGACGTGCCCAACCACCGCCATGGTGTCGTCGCCTCTGTAGCGTTTGATCGCCACCATGTCGCGGCCTTGTCGGACGGCGATGACAGTCGCGTCAGCGCCAAAGCGCGCCGGGTCTACTCCGACGACAATGGGCGCAGTCTGGTCGAGCCATCGCGCTCTTTCCATTGCGTCATCGACCAGTGAATTGGGGATAAACTGATCGTCCGAGGCGTTAGGGAATTGTCCATAGACCTCGACGTGGGCTTGGGTTGAGTCGGGGCCATACTCGTCAATGATTTGCTGGTAGACGGCCTTATCTGTCCCTTCGACAGATCTGGCATCGACAATCTTATTTCTCCAAAAGTCTCGTTTGGAGTTAAAACACTCATAAAAGTAACCAGAGTTACGCCGGGGGTTACTAAAGCACAACCAAAACCTATTAGGCGTATTTTCCGTAAAAAAGCCCGCTGCCACTGCCCAAATCGTATCATCAATACCGCTCGCCTCATCAAACACCAGCATCACACCCGCGAAGTTATGCACCCCCGCGTAGCTGTCTGGATTCTCAGCCGACCACAGCCGCCCCTCGACGCCCCAGTATCTTGTGCCCATCTTCAGGTCACGCTCGACCAGTTCCGAGATCCACTTCGCCGGTAGCACCCGCGTCGCGCTTACCTCGAACCAGTGACTGTGAAGTGACATACTCAGCCATTTCGTGATCTCGGCCCAGGTGACGCTGCGGAGCTGCGCCTCTGAGTTAGCCGACACGATGGTCGTCGAGCCGATCCGTGTGGTCAGCATCCAGATCACTAACCATGAGACTAAGGCAGATTTACCGATGCCGCGCCCCGAAGACGTCGCCATCCTAAAAGTCTCAAAGTCTACCCGACCGCCGTTTGCTTTGATGTGTTCGCGCAGCTCGACCAAGACCTCTAGCTGCCATCGACGCGGCCCCTCGAAATGCTCAAGAGGCGTCCCCGGTTTCCCCCACGGGAACGCCAGCCTCACGAACGACAGCGGGTCGTTCTTGATCTGCGGCGACCATAAGGTCGCCATAAGACGCTGTTCCTCCTCCGGGGAGTATATTGGCACTTGCATCTATTATCTGCCCTTCAATGACCCGTTGCTGCGCCTCTTGTAACGCCGCCGTAATAGAGATCGTTTGGTTGACCTCGACGCTGACCGCCTGTTTAGCAACCCAGCCATGCACATGCTTTAGAATATCAAGCGCAGCTTTTGCATCGCCCGCCAGCGCCGCGTCACGTAGAACGCCCGCCATCTCCATCTCGCCGTCAGCGCGTCCTTTGGTTTCGTAATACTCCGCGACCGGGTCGAGTTGGATGAGTCTACGATACTCGACCGGCATCATGTCACAGGCCAACGCCAGCGCGTCGCCTTTTAACCCCCGCCGCGCCGCTTCATAAATCTGACCGAGCCGCTGCTCCGTCGCTTCGATCTTGCGCGGCTCATAAGGTAGCGATTGGAATGTCATTGCAACAAAATATATGACGGGGTGCTTTTTAGCAAATAAAAAAAATTTCGTGCTGCAAAATCTAAAAAATAAAAAATTTCGTGCAGACCCTTCGTATACCTTTAAGGGATGGTCAAGGCCCAGGCCCCCTCCCCAAATGTAAACTGCCAGCTTAGAGCTTAACTCACTTAGAATGTAAACTTAAAGTAAAATGTTAAGTTAAATGTCAACAAAAGTTGGGTGATTGTTGGGTGTTATGGGTTGTCTGGGTGATAGGTTTTAAGTCGCTGAATGACTTTTCTACAGTCGCCCACGTTCACGGCTCATTTGACTTATATCAATTATTATACTTATTAAATATTTATAATAATAATAATAACACATATAGCCCAAAGTCATGATATTGCGACAGTCCAAGGCCTTGGCTTACAACCCATTTGACGACCACGCCACAACCCAAAACACCCAGGAAAATCGCCCATAAAAACAAAAGTGAAAATTAATGCAAGAAAATACTTTACAACTGTGAATAATTGCGCTAAAGATAATCTTACACACAAACCAGGGGTAAAAATCATGACACTAACCGAGTTTTTTGAATCAGCCTGCGTCGCAATGGGCGTCGTCATGCTAATGGCCGCAGCAATTGCTGCGCCTTTCATTCTGTTTAGATAAGGGGAAAGTCCAATGCGCACGTTTACTTACTATTTCGACGAGCTTTCAATCCTACCACGTTATGCCGTCTATGCGGCTGGCGAAGCGGACATATCCTATAACATAGCGTCGCCTGAGCCTGACGTGGGGATATTCGAGCATTATGCGACGGATATTAGTATTGACGCTATTGTCATCTATGGTCATGGGCATAATGACAGTAAACTGAATATAGACGCCGACCATTGGCTTTATAGCCATATTGAACAAGCGCTATTGGACGACGAAAGCCTAGCCTATGCCTGCATGGAGGATGCCAGCTAATGCGCGTCCTTGTGGCTTGTGAATATAGTGGCATAGTGCGCGACGCCTTTCGCGCATTAGGGCACGACGCGCGATCATGCGATCTTTTATCGACAGAAAGTAAGATAGAGGAGGGGTTTCACTTTCAATGCGATGTGCGCGACATATTAGAATATTACCCGTGGGATCTTATGATCGCACACCCGCCATGCACTCACTTGGCCGTTAGCGGCGCGCGTTGGTTCAAAGATAAGCAACAGGAACAACGCGAGGCGCTTGACTTCGTGCGCGATCTGATGGCCGCGCCGATTCCTCGCATATGTATAGAAAATCCAATAAGCATCATCAGTTCAAAGATAAGAAAACCCGATCAAATAGTGCAGCCTTGGCAGTTTGGACACGGCGAGACTAAAGCGACATGTCTGTGGCTTAAAAATCTGCCAAAGCTAACGCCGACTAATATCGTCGATGGCCGCGAAGCGCGCGTTCACAAAATGCCACCAAGCGCCACTAGATGGAAAGAAAGATCAAAAACATACCAAGGCATAGCTGACGCTATGGCTCAACAATGGGGTGCGCCATGAAACAAGCTCTTTATGTCATAGGGCTGGCAACATGCGCCAGCCTATTAATTCCGGCAATAGCCTTAGTCTTACTCTATACGATAGGGGGGTAACATGTCACGTATGGCCGAGTATTATGACTTCCAACAGATGCTCTATCTACTCTCGACGCGCGCGTTAGAGATAATGCTCAACTATGAATCAGATACTTTCCGGCATAGCCTAATCAAAAAAGAAATCGAGGCGCGCAAATGAGCGACCACATTATAAAAGCTCTACTAGAGCAAAACACAAAGCTGAGAGAACGCGTTCAAGCTCTCGAGGCGGTCATTGCGGCAATGATCTGTTCACAGCCGCCAGAAGACCTCTTAACGCCTGTAAACGACACGACGGAGCAACAGCCGTCATAGGGGAAAGCCTAATGAAGAAAGTGAAACAGATATTATTAGAAGAGGCGCTAGACAGTAACCTCTCGCCGGAACAAGTCTTAAGCTATAGCAGGCGGCAAGACATTCTATGGACGCGCTATCGCATCTATTGGCGGGCGCGGCGGGAAACGAGCGCCAGCTATCCGCAAATTGGGCGCGTGTTAAAGCGCGATCATACTACAGTCATACATGGGGAGCGCTGTTATCAGGCGAGATTAGATGGGAAAGAATATAGAAAACCAGGGCGTAATGTCGGTTATAATAATAGCGATAATAGAGATTCTATTGGGTGTTAAATGACTTATCTGTGCTACACATTTGGCAAATGTGTAGCCTTTAAGATACAAAAGAGCGAAAAATGACAGACCATTTTAAAGAGCAATACGAGGCCATACAGGCCACAATCCCCGACGTGCCGAGGGATATGCCTTGCTACCAAATTAATGTGCCTCTGTGGCTATTCTGGCGCAAAATAGACCCTATGGCAGTGGAGCATCCCATAATGACGGAGCAAGAGATAACGCGCCGCTTAGACCTGCTTTACATGGGCGACGGCACCTGCTAATAGTTGTCTATTAGCAAACCTCCCCATTGCTATTTGGCTCCGCGTTCACCCCTAGCGCGGGGCCTTTTTTATTGGAAAGCGCGGCCATTACACAACTCGCATAGTGAATTAACTATAAGAGCTGTATAACACACGACCAGATCGCATACTATCTGCATAGCCCCTCCGCGCATGTGTCATATATCGTCTTCGCGGCCTGACACGCAGCCAGCCCATAGATGAAAACACTAATTAGGACGAAGCGCAACAACATTCCCCTCCTGCGGCGTGTCTTCGACCATGCGACGAAGATCTGACTTGTTAAGGTGCTTTAGCTTTGGTGACACGAAAATGTGGCGTTTATTCTTATGCTCTGGCGCGTGGACAAGACCAAGATCGCGCCAACCTGACTCTTTGAGCGCGTGTAAAAGCGCGGCCTGGGGAACCTTAACGCCGGTCGGAGCCAGACCTGCGAGCTTCTGACAGACCTTGAACCAGGGGCCAGCGATAACGCCTTGGTTGAAAGGATAACGCATGGCCTCGATCTCGTCGAGGATATAAGACTCAGCAGTGGACATGCCGGAGCTTATCATCGTGCGCTTAAAATCAGTCTCCATCGGCGTGGCAGCCGGGTTGAACTTGGAGACATCACGGCGCATCATCCAGCCAGCAATAGCCTCAAAGCCGCCCGCGTTATACCAATCCCATATCGCCCTAGCCTCATTAGGCTGCATACGTGGCGAGCGTGACCAGACGCAGAACCATCGACGGTCTTGAGATGGCAGTGAGATCGGCACGGGATCGTTCGTGAACGCCAGGACGAAGAGGCGATTGACCATGTCATATGGATGCAAGCCTTTGCGATTAATCGGGAGCGTCTCAGGCGGCGCGGCGATGATAGGCTTGAGCTTGTTAGCCAACGCCCGGCGCTCGCGCGCCTCTGGCTCTCGAAGCTCGTTAAGAATAAGAACCTCGCTCTCCATAGCATAGCCCCACTGGCTGGTGAGGTTATCGCCGTCGATAAGGCCACGGTTCTTATAGTTAGGTCCGCAGATAGACCATATGAAGGGCGCCCACATGGTGTCTTTGCCGCAGCCCTCATCGCCGCCATGTAGAATCGCGTGATTGATCTTGATATTAGGGTTCTGAACCTTGAAGGCCATCGCGTCGAAGATATGCGCGCGCTCGTCAGGGTCAGGCACAAGCCGCTCGCAGTGCGCCAGCCATTTGCTGACGTCGCCGCTGCCAGACACGGGACGCGCGTTCATCCAACGGTTGCCGTAGACGTCGCCGTCTTTGTTATAGACTAATGGTTCTTCGCCAGCGGCGTAGGTCAGACCTTTAAGGAGCAACCCGCCGACCTCCTGACGATGCTCGTCAAACCATGTCGAAGCCTCAATACGGCGACCCTTACCATGTGTTGATTGACACTCGATGTGCCTGAACACGGCATTAAACGCGGCACGCGTCAGCTCTGTGCGCGTCTCAAGGTCGAAGTAGGCGTCATCAGTCAGGATATAAGCGAAGCGCTCGAACCAGCCTGTGCGTTCGACACGACCGGCCTGCTTGCGCTCAACCTCGACGATCCGCTTGTTGGCGTCGTCTTTGAACATATCATTATTAGGTAATAAGTCACGTAAACGCGCCATTTCTTTAGCTAAGACGTCGTCACGTAACCCCGGCATTACTTGCGGGCCACCATTATCGCAGACCCAATCAAGAAACGCGGCGCTGGTCAGATGATCGCAATGACCGTGGTAACAACAAAATGCGCGATTAAGGGGATTATAGCGTGCCTCAACTTGACCATCCGTATGCTCTGCATGGTTCGGGCAGACAACGCCGAGCCAGCCTTCCGCATTGATCGACGATAAGACGAGGTTCTGGTCGTTGAGCCATTGCAACACGCTGTCTTCGCCTGTGTCTCGCAGCTTGATCGAGATAGCCTTGGCGGTATCCGCTTCATCGGGCGTTACTCCTAGCGCCTGACAGATCTCAGGCAGGGTGTATTCTAATCCTTTTTGGAATTTAACGAGGCGCGCTTGGAAATTATCGCGTCCCGGCTTGAGGTTAACGCTACCTGGCAAGCGGCAATTACGAACAGCATTGGTAGCACCAGGATCAGTATAACCGCTTTTAGCAATGGCCGTAATAGCAGCACAATATTCTCCTTTTGTCGGTTGTTCGCTGAAGGCATACCCCCACTGAAATGATCCAGGGCTAGTCTCAATAATCCATGTCGGCTCTAACGGCGGCTCTTTAGACTTCGTGCCAATGTCGTCCAACATCATAAACGCGACGTATTCGCAATTTGATGACGACGCAGATGGACGACCATCCTTAAAACGATCAACGATAAAAGAGCCTGTGTTCACATACCACGCCTCACCGTCCTTACGCTTATGCGTCGGCATGTAGGCAGGCCATGTATACTTAGGCGATCCGTCAAGATGATTACCGCCTGTTGGCTTTTGTTTTACGACGAGCAGCGTCTCGCCTTCAGGCGCGAGACTGCATAAATAAGGTAGTAAATTATTTTCCATATCTCCCCATAACCCCCGCTTCTACTTGCAATGGCAATCCATGCGCCCATTCGGGCGGCGTTATCATTATTTCTTCTAACCGCTGCTTTGCCTCCTCTGGCTGATCCGTCTCAAGAACGATCTCGTCGTGAACATGCAGGACAACATTAAAACCCTCATCATCAAGACGGCGAAGAGACGCACGCAAAAGATCGTGAGCTGTAGCCTGTGTAACATTCTCACAAGCTAAACCCCGCCAGAGACGGGCGCGGGGCCACTCCTTGGCGTCAGCCGCAGGTTTCCAACTCGCCTTAGCATATGTGATATTGTCGTCTTCAAAACGGGCAAAAGGGTAACAAAGAACGCGCCCGGACGGGAGAGAATACCAGAGATGTTGGCCGTCGAACAGATAAGATATACGGCCTGCGGAGAATATCCTATTTTTATTCCGCAAAGCTCGCGTATATGCCGTCTCTAAAGATTCCCAAAATGGCACAGACCACGGGTTAGCGCGACGCCAGGCGTTGACCATCCGACGTGCCTCGTCTTCAGGCATTTGTAGACCATAAGCGCGGCCCATAGCTGCGAAGGCTCCGATACCGCCGCCGAATCCGCAGGCCAGCTCCTGCACCTTGCCAACCTGTCTTTGATCTTTGTCAACTGCATCATATGATACGTTAAACGTCGCGGATGCATTTGTTTTGTAAACGTCGAGGCCAGATGCAAAGATTTTTAATTTGTCTTCGCCATTGCCAGACAGCCAAGGATTGACGCGACCTTCAATCGCTGACCAATCAGCGACAACGAACTGATGCCCCGGCTCTGGTATGAGAGACGGACGCAGCATACCCTTAAGAACGTCCGTTATGCGCTTGCCGTATTGCGGCACGATCTTATGCCCGCGCACCATAGCGGTGCGAACGGCTTCAGGATCATCAGCACATTTGCGGGTAAAGTTATGCACCTGAGCGCCGTATGATGACGCGCGGCCTGTGGCGCTGCCGCCAGCGAACACAAACGCACCTCTGACGCGATGGTCATCACAGCCAAGATCAAAGAGACGCTTGAACTTTGCTACAGAAGAAGCCCATAAATCGTCAGCGCATTGTATAACCTCGGCCACGTCCGGCGGCACTTGTTCAGGATCTTCCATCGCCAGAAGATTTGCGCGCGTTGTTTTGTCAATCGAATACTTGCCGTCTCGCTCCATGAGCTTGAGCGCTTCTGATCCGACGCGGTCTTGGACCCATTGACGCATCTTAGGTGATCTGACCGATGTGATCTCATCGTTCGTTACCTCCTTGACAATACGCTCGATCTCTTGCAGCTCATCAGCAGCATAACGCATGGCGGCTTGACAAAGATAAGCATCAACCTTGACGCCACGGTCGTTAATGCGCTCATTGACATGATAATCCAAAAGCTCTTCGTCTGTCAGCTCCCGCATAGCCTTTGAGACGGCGCGCATCGTTCGAACGTCTTGTTCGCAGTATTGAATCAGTTCTGGTAATAACTCATCATTGTATGGCGGCACGCAGCACTGACGCACAAGATAGTTGCCGCGATGATCTTTCTTCATGCCGGTATTGGCAAAGCGACCAACGTCTTCAAGCGAGCCTGGCGCACAATTAGCCCGCGCCTGTGCAGCGGTGCAGTAAAACTGCTCTAATGGAATCTGATGCCCTAGCACATGCCAGAAGATCAACCGCTCGAACGCAGCGTTATGCGCACGGATCTGACCTGTTAAAACAGGTAACAGCTCACCCGGACGCCATGTCTTAACGTCGCCATCGTCGATGGCATATGACATACACAACACTTCTGTTGTGTCGTGACGGGCGTAGTTGTATACGCCCGCCGTTTTAAGGTCGCACTCGCTGCGTGTCTCGAAGTCGATCCAAATCATTTTTTCTTCTATGTGTTCGGCCAATAATGGCGCAGCGAGAAATATCTAATTGCTTTGCAATCCATCCATATGATTTGCGACGGTCGCGCCAATAATCGACATAAGCGTCCATCTCGACCGTCCAAATCAATATATGATTCTTGCGTTCAATCGGCGGGGCTATCAATTCTATCTCCTAGATACTCGCCATTAGGCCCATTATAGATCGTGACATTACCAACCTTTGGCGCGGAGATCATATCGCTACCGACATAATAAAAATTTTCATGTGGGTAAGACAGTTCTGTAGCTACTGGTCCATTAGGGCCACTGAACACAGAGATCTGCTGTGCTGCGACGGGCGACGTCATCAGCATAAGTGCTGCAATGTATCTCATGCGTTCACCTTTGAGATGGTCGCGTCCATGCGCGCTGTTTCTATGATTGGTTTGCTGTATGGATCTTTAGGATCTTGCGCGAGCCATTGCACTGACACAGGGCCAACACCATTAGCCATCCAATAACGCGCGCCAGTGCCAGGCTTACCATCCCAAGCCTGCATGTAAGTGAATACAAGCACGTCGTTATACATTTTGTTATCGCGCCCCGGCCACCAATTTAATAACTTCTCAATGTGAACGATCTGGATGCCTTTCGACATCGCCGGAGGCCATGATTGAAACAGACTCATCTGTGGGTAAGTTATGTAATCCTCGCCTATGTTTAGATATTCACCCCAACCAATAGGCGGCGACATAACTACTTTTTTGCCCGCAGGATAATCATCGCGCCATTCATTAATGCCGCTACCAACATTATAGCGATAATACCATGTGTCTTTCCATGTCAGATGCGCGTCGTAGTCAATGTAGAGCATCGAATCAGATCCAACGTCATACGAGAACACTGACGTCAGCGGCGGCATTGATCCATCTACGGCGACGTAATCAAACCGACGCAGCTCATGCGTCTTAAACACCGGCCAATAAGCAGGCACAAATATCTTGCTCATTTTTTGATACCCCTAATTGTTTGCTTGAGTTTTTTAATCTTCTTACGAAGGCGTTTAATTTCTTCGTAAATAATATCCAATGTTACTGGCTTGTCAGTCATCTAAACCCCCGGAGAAAAATGGGGGCTTGCGCCCCCACTCCATTAGCTACGACGACGACGTCCTGTGTCAGGACTTGCGACCTTTTCTGACACGTCTTCTTCACCATCCATGCCAATAAACTCAACAATATCGAATGTCGGCGTATAAACGCGGCCATAGGATTTATGAGCATAATGGTCGCTACCGAGTTTTACGACAGCTACCGGCTTGGTTTGATCTTTATCAACTTGTTCAGCGATTTTGATCGCTAACGCGTGCATAGAACGCTTACCGCCGACTGATGTGACGGCATAACGCGCTTCCATGCCCTTGTCTTCGCCTGACATGCACTTCAATGACATGCCAACTTGTGGTTGCCATCCAGCCTGTGCGCCAGCAGGCGGCGGATCAAGATCCGGCAAAGGCTCAGAGATTGGCACCATTTTCTCAGCCAGAACTTCACCAGTTCCCCATGCAATGTAGCCATGCACAAAAGAATAAGGATTTATCGCCCAAAGCGTATCTTTCTCAACCTCAGTCTGATCTGCGCCGTAGACCCAATGACCGGTCTTATCCATCTTGAGGATAACACTGCCGACAGGACCAACATCAGCTTCGATAGAACGAAGCGCCTGTGAGAGAGACTGCGCTGATGGGAGGTTAGCGCCACCGAACTTTACTAGCATTTTACTTTACCTCTAGTTTAGAGAAAGCGGCCCGCAAATGCTGACCGACTTGTAGCACTGCCGGACGCGGATCTGACTCCGGTGCGATAGTGTTACCCGATGAAATGGCGACGACATGATCTTTAGGCAGGTCAAGCTTATGCTTCTTAAGCACCTTCTCTAGCTGCGCTGGCGACCGTAACTTTGTCTCCATTAATTCCGATATATCCAAGCCCATTTGCTCAAGAGACTCACGCGCCCCTTCTTCATTAACCCATTGCCTTGTGGCGCGCTTTGGGACGAGCTTAAATCCTGGGATGGCAATTCCGTTCTCAAGCGCTTGTTGTGCTTGTTCACGAACAGCTTTGATCCAATCTTCAAGACGGTCTGCAATAACCAGTGCATTGCCATAGCCCTCCGGTGATATGGTATTAAGCGCCGTTCTTAGCGCCCGGTCAGCCTCGCCTGTCAACACAGGACAAACAGCTTTAGCTGCACACCAGCGACAATGATCGCCAGTTGCTAATGGCGGATTAGGCGCATGAGCTATAGTGACCGCGTTCTGTAACTCACGTTCGAAGTTCTTAATGCGACCGGGCGTAGTGACCCAACGCTTGACATGCGGCGGCTGGACAATGACGCACTCGATCTCCGTAACACCCTCGAACGCCCAACGGGCTTCTTCAGTCCGCATAGCCGCAGCGGCATAAAACATAAGCTGATGGTTCTCGACAGCATCCACCGCCACCCCATCACCAAACTTCCAATCAAGAACAATTGCACGATTCCGAATACGACCAATGAGGTCACAGGAGCCAAATACATCAGCTAAAAATCCTCCGAAATGAACGCGGAGTTCCGTAACAAACTCAAGCTGATTGTCAGGATCAATCTCCGCTAATGCTTCGAGAGCAGGGCGCAGCTTACGATCAACAAGATCATCGCCGAGGCCAAAGTCATCCGCAGATGCACGATGAGAAAGTATCTGATGGATGGCCTCATGTAAAAGCGTGCCTTCTTCCGCATATTTTGACGCTGGTTTTGGAGCAACCTGTTGGCACAGTTTAACGCTGCCAGGACAATTAATGACACGCTTGGCGGTCGATCCGCCGACAATATTGCTGTGTGACATTTTACTTTACCTTTCGATGATCTGATACTAGACTTTTCTTTACAGACATGTCAATACAATTCTTATGACAGACTTAGAAAAAGACATTGAACGCTACTTTGTTAAGTCAGTTCAATCACTTGGTGGCATAGCCTATAAATTTAACTCGATGTCTAATCGCGGCGTTAGTGATCGTGTGGCATGTTTGCCTGACGGTTCAACGTGGTTTGTAGAGCTAAAAAAAGATGGCGGCAAACTGTCACCGTTGCAAAAAATATTCGCCAGCGACATGGCAAAGCTAAATCAAAAATATGCGTGTCTATGGAATAGGGAGCAAATAGACAGATGGAGCTACGACCGTATCAACACGAAGCCGCCG